CCAGAATTAGATCCGAATTGGTTTATTCAGGTTGATCATAAGTATATTGTTGATGCTATTGCAAGTTATAATGGTAAATATTCTACTTTGCCGAATGCTATAGAAATTAAGAGACTGCTTTCTGATGAAAGAAGTATTGAAGAATTCGAAAAATGTATGGCAATTCCGGATAGTGATGTTAATACGCCATTTATTCTTGATGAGATTCAGACATTCGTAAGAAAAAGACTTGGTAGACAAGTATGTATGGCATATAATGAATATTGCTCTACAGGCAAGGCAAAAATAAGCTTTGCTGATGAAATGGCATATGCACAGTCTTTTACATTCGACGATAAAATTGGTTTTGCATTTTGTGAAGAACCAGAAAAAGTATATAACGGAATTATTACTAATGAAAAGGTAATTCCATTAGGCTGTGCAACGCTTGATGAGATGATTCATGGTGGTGCACATGAAAAGAGTATGACATTGGTTATGGCACCGACTAACGTTGGTAAAACATTATTCCTTTGTTCATTTACGACTTCTGCAATTTTAAACGGTAAGAAAGTATTATATATTACTTTCGAAGACTCTGAAATTAAAATTGGTCAGAGAATTACACAGAACTTATTTGATATTACTCAGACACAATTATATTCTTTGTCCAAAGAGAATTATGGTAAGCTTTGGAAGAAATCAATGTCTCAGATTGGACATAACAAGCTTATCATTAAAGAATATTCTGCTGGTTCTGTAAATGCTCTTATGTTACGTGCTCTTATTAAGGAACTTAAAGAGAAAAAAGACTTTGTTCCTGATATGATAGCAGTTGACTATATTGGATGTATGATTCCTAATGGTCGTTATAATTCTGATATGAATGATAACTCTAAGCTTCGTTCTGTTTGTGAAGAAGTAAGAGCAATCGGTATGGACATGGGCATTCCTATCATATCTGCTGCACAGGCTAACAGAGGTGGTTATGGTAAAGCTGAAATTGGTCTTGATGATGCTGCTGACTCTTTTGGTCAGACAATGAAAGCAGACGTTATTTTTGGTGTTACTCAGACACCAGACCTCAAGTCTGCGAATATGTATACGGTCAAGTTGCTTAAGACCAGATATGGTCAACCTCCTGCACCGATGGTTACAATCGGTGTCGATATTGAAAAACAAAGAATATATGATTTGAAGACATTCAGTAATATTCAACCGACTGGAACAAATTACAATACTGAAGACGAAACGGTTATCGAATCTACTATTAAAGAACCGAACGTCAATAACTTTACATTCTAATTGAGGATATATGATAAACGAAGATAACTTATTGATTAATGAAGACTATGTTGACGGTTGTTCTAAGGACGGTTTCTATAAAATCCTCAAGGACAATGGTATCGACATGGATAACATTGATCCAAATGACAAATTACCAGAATTCTTAATCAAGGTAATTAAAAATGAACCTGCTGAATACAACAAGTTCAATAACATCCTTTATAAGCTTCATAAGAACAATATTATCAATATACTTGATTCTATAGCTTATATCGAAGATGATTGGCTTGAATCTGCAGTTTTATTGAAATGTCTTGACGAACTGAATTATTTCTCGCTTAGAAGCGAACTTAAGAAGAAATATAAGATAACTCCTGAACAAAGTGGCCTAGAAAGTCTTTTTGCATGATAGATAAATACCAAATTTATATGCTCTATAAGAGCATCAAGAAGATTTGGGAAGGTAAACGTTTTAATACCGTTCTAGTGAACGATATGTTAAATGATACACTTGAAGAATTCTTGATTAATCAGTTTATTCAATCCAATAGCAGGGTTGAATATATGTCTAATTATTTCATTCCTTTGGTTAATGAAATTAACTGCAATATTACTGATATTGAGCATTGGACTATGTATTTTATAGAAAAATGCCTCGTAGACAAGAAATTTCCCAAACCGGACGAAATTAATAATATAAATAAAATGAAAGGCTACATGATTTTTAAAAAGCGTCCAATCATAGCTGCTCAAATTAACGAGATAAATAAACTTATCGAAGCTAATGATGGCATCAATGAACTTTTCGATACGAAGTTCACTCTTTATGAGACCGACGGTAATCAAGAAAATCAAGCCTACAAACTATATAGAATGAGCAAAATTGACCCAGAATTTTATATACAGGGTTACCGAGCAAGAAAATTTGAGATAAATAAGGATTTGGTTAAAGATATTGATTACAAAAGGTTTATTACATTCACAGAGATCATTATTAAATTACAATCAGAAATCTCAGATAAAAATGTAAAGTAAAAGAAACATTTTGTTTTGTTTCTATATTTGATATTGTCAATCGAATGAACGATTGAGAAAACATAAAGAGGAAAAATAAAATATGCCAATTAAAAGAAGCTTTAGCAATATTTACAGTGAGATGGACAAGATCAATGTAAATCGCAAGAAAGATAACAACGAAAAGAAGAATTACGAGATCGAAGGCTTATTCAAGCCGAAGATGGTAAACGGTAAGTTTTCTATCGTTCTCCGTTTCCTTCCGTCACATCCGGATGAAGAACTTCCGTGGATTGAAAACCGTAACCACTTGTTCCAGCTTGATAATGGTGCATGGTTTGGTTGTGACTGTGCAAAGAAGTGGAATGAACCGTGTCCGATTTGCGACTATAACTCCAAGGTTTGGGAAAAGTACGGTCGTACTGATGAAGCCCGTGCAAAGGTAAAGGCAAAGTGGCGCCCGAACTACTACTCCAACGTTTATATTGTAAAGAATGATAACCAGCCTGATACTGTTGGTAAGGTTTACCGTCTTCAGTATGGTCGTGCCATTATGAAGAAGATTCAGGAAGCTATGGAAAATAAGGATGATCCGGAATTGGGAATTATCCCAGGCATCAATCCGTTCTCTTGGTGGGGTCCGAATGATGAAGCTGTTATTAAGGGTGAAGAAAAGGCAGGTGCAAACTTTGTTTGGGAAGCTGTTCAGGGTTCTAATGGTCCTAACTATGATTCTTCTCACTTTAACCCGGCACGTCGTATTTCTAAGTTCGGTCCGGATGGCAAGCTCCATAACATGACTGACGACGAAATCGATACTATTGAATCTCAGCTTTACACTCTTAAGGACATCGAAATCCAGAAGGATCAGATTCGTTCTTATCAGCAGATTCTTGAATTCTACCGCAAGAAGTCTGGTGAAGACCTCATGGCTGAATTTACTGATGGTTCCAGTGATTATGCTGCAACTACTACCAAGTCTAACTTCCAGACTCAGGAAGCTGACGATGATGAAATGTTTGCAGGCACTCCGCTTGAAACTAAGAAGCCGGTCAAGGAAACAGTTGTTAAGGCAGATTTTAACAATTCTATGCCGTTCGACGAAGGAACAGAATCTGAAACTTCTGACGAAGCAGAAACCGGTATGGTCGATGCATCTGAAGAGGATGATGATGACTTCTTCGCTCGTTTAGCTAATGGCTAATAAACAATTTTAAAATATGGGTATAAGTAAAATTATACCCGTATTTTTATTATCTTTAGGTAATTTTTATGAAAAAAGAAACAAAGAAAACAAAGAAAACAGAAAAGAAGTTTGACTTCGAACGTGCACATCATATTGCAGATTTGCTTGGAACACTTACACAGTTCATGCCATCATATAATATCGATAGTGGTATAATTCCATGTCTTTCAAGAGAATTCGTGTTCAAGAATTTACTCGGTTTTAGTGATGAAGAATTTTTGAAGAATGAAGAATTACTTTTTAATGAAGCAAATACCATTATTCAGGCTATTGCAAAGAACAAGGAATCATTTGAACACTTCTCTAATGAACTTACAGAAAAAATTAGTACAAATACAAAAGCATCTAAAAAGGAAAAGGCAAACTAATGATTGATACAAATTCTATGTATGGCAATGTTGCTGAAGAACAAGATGAATTTCAGCTTATCCAGAAGCGTATGGCTGAAAATGCAAAGAAGCTCGCCGAAGCAAAGAAGAAAGCTGAAGCAAAGTCTGATGAAATTGTAATTCCTGAGGTTGATGAAAATTATCCGACTGATGCTTTAAAAGTAATGTTCGATATGCAAGAATCCTTACAAAATATGTTGGGTAAAAAAAGAGGTACATTAACACCAGATTCAAAAGAAAACTTATTCGTTAAATCTGGAATGTCAATTTATCATCTTGGTAGTGTTGTTACTGAACTATTTGAGCTTGATGAACAAATGCAAAAAGATAATTATGAGATTACTGATTTAAGCCGTTTTGAATTAACAGATGCAGTCCATTTTTTAATGAATACTTTACTTTATATTAATTTAAAACCTA